CAATCGTCGGCATGGTCTGCACCGCGCAGGATGCGGATGCGGCAACCTTCCCGCTCAATACGCCGGTACTTATCACCAACGTGCAGGCCGCTGTCGGCAAGGCCGGTAAAAAAGGCACGCTTGCTGCTGCGCTGCAGGCCATTGCTGACCAGTCAAAACCCGTGACCATCGTGGTGCGCGTCGCTGAAGGTGCCGACGAAGCCGAAACCACGTCCAATATCATCGGCGGCACGGATGAAAACGGCCAGTATACCGGCATGAAAGCGCTGCTCGCTGCGCAGACCCAGCTCGATGTTAAGCCGCGCATCCTCGGCGTGCCGGGGCTGGATTCAATGGCGGTGGCAACCGCGCTTGCCGGCATTGCGCAGCAGCTGCGCGCATTTGCTTACGTGTCAGCATGGGAATGTAAAACCATTTCCGAAGCCCGCCTGTACCGCCAAAACTTCAGCCAGCGCGAAATCATGATTATCTGGCCCGACTTTCTCGCCTGGAACACCACGACGAGCAAATCCGATACCGCCTTTGCAACCGCGCGCGCGCTGGGCCTGCGCGCAAAAATCGACAACGACACAGGCTGGCATAAAACTCTGTCTAACGTCGGCGTTAACGGCGTGACCGGTATTTCTGCATCCGTGTTCTGGGATCTGCAGCAGACCGGCACCGACGCCGACCTGCTCAACGAGGCCGACGTCACCACGCTGATCCGTAAAGACGGTTTCCGCTTCTGGGGCAACCGCACCTGCAGTGATGACCCGCTGTTTCAGTTTGAGAACTACACCCGCACGGCGCAGGTGCTGGCCGACACCATGGTCGAGGCGCACATGTGGGCGGTTGATAAGCCGCTGACGCCGGTTCTGGTGCGCGAGATTATCGCGGGTATTAACGCGAAATTCCGCGAGCTGGTTAACGCCGGTTATCTGCTGGGTGCATCAGCCTGGTATGACGAAAGCGCCAACGATAAAGACACCCTGAAGGCGGGCAAGCTCTTTATTGATTACGACTATACGCCGGTTCCGCCGCTGGAAGATTTAACCCTGCGCCAGCGCATTACCGACACCTATCTGGCGAACTTCGCCGCATCCGTGAACAGCTGAGGAGCCGGATAAATGGCACTGCCACGCAAACTGAAGGGCATGAACCTTTTTAATAACGCCAACAGCTATCAGGGTGTCGTCACCGCCGTGACCCTGCCGAAGCTGGCGCGCAAGCTCGACCCGTTCCGCGCGGGCGGCATGAGCGGCGCGGCCTTCATTGATAACGGTCTGGAAGATGACGCGCTCGATGTTGAGTGGAGCATCGGCGGCATTGATGAGCTGGTACTCACGCAGTGGGGCGCGTCTGATATTCCCCTGCGCTTTACCGGCTCTTACCAGCGCGACGATACCGGCGAGGAAATCGCGGTGGAGATTGAGGTGCGCGGCAAGCATCAGTCGTTTGATTTCGGCGAAGCCAAACAGGGCGAAGACACCGAAACCAAAATCACCAGTAAAAACACCTATTACAAACTGACGTTTAACGGCAAAGAGCTGATCGAAATCGAAACCATCAACATGGTGGAGAAGGTCAACGGCACTGACCGCCTGGAACAGCGCCGTAAAAACCTCGGCCTCGTATAAGCCCTGACGCCAGCGCCCGCCGCTGGCTTTACCTGACTACAGTGAACAGAGAACAATCATGGAAAAGAAAGATAACGTCGTTGAGTTTGAAGCCCCGCTGCTGCGCGGCGAAACCGAAATCAAAAGCGTGGAGCTGATTAAGCCCACGGCCGGAAGCCTGCGCGGCGTGCGCCTGGCCGATCTTTGCCAGTCGGATGTTGACGCCCTGCTGACCGTGCTGCCCCGCATTACCCTGCCAGCACTGACAAAGGCTGAATGCAATGCCCTCGATCCGGTTGACCTGATTGCGCTGGGCGGCAGGGTGATTGGTTTTTTGCAGTCGAAGTCGGACGAATAGACTGGCCTAACGGCCTGACGGTCAACGACCTGATGGCCGACATTGCCACGATATTTCACTGGCAACCCTCCGAGATGTACGACATGCCGCTGGCCGAGCTGATGGACTGGCGGTATAAAGCCTTTATCCGCAGCGGAGCAACCCCGGATGAGCAATAACCTCAAAGTGCAGGTGCTGCTGAACGCGGTAGACAAAGCCTCGCGCCCTTTCAAAGCCGTGCAGACCGCTGCCAAAAATCTGTCGTCTGACATTCGCCAGACGCAGACGACGATTAAGGAGCTGGATGCGCAGGCGGGGAAAATTGACGGCTTCCGCAAGGCCAGCGCGCAGCTGGCCGTCACGCAGCAAAGCCTCAAAGACGCAAAGCAGGAGGTGGCAGCGCTGGCCGTGCAGTTTAAAAACACGGAGCGCCCGACGACACAGCAGGCCCGCGCACTGGAAAAGGCCCGGCAGGCGGCGGCAGAGCTGCAGACGAAGTCCAACAGCCTGCGCCTTTCGGTGCAGCAGCAGCGCGAGGCGCTTAACGCGGCCGGGATTTCCACTAAGAGCCTGAGCAGCGAGCAGCAGCGCCTGAAATCCGCCTCGGCGCAGGCAACCGTCAGCCTGAGCCGTCAGAAAATGGAGCTGCAGCGGCTGGATGCACAGCAGGAGCGGCTGAACCAGACCAGCGAACGCTACCGCAAAGGGCAGGAGCTGTCGGGTAAGGTACGCAACATGGGTGCGGCCGGTATCGGTGCGGCAACGGTTGGCGGCATGGCGGCAACCTCGCTGCTGATGCCGGGGTTTGATTTCGCACAGAAGAATTCTGAGCTGCAGGCCGTGCTCGGCGTGGAAAAAGAATCGCCGGAAATGAAAGCCCTACGTGCGCAGGCCCGTCAGCTGGGTGATACAACCGCCGCCTCTGCCGATGATGCGGCAGGTGCGCAAATCGTTATTGCCAAAGGCGGCGGCGATGCCGCTGCCGTTCAGGCCGTTACGCCGGTTACGCTCAACATGGCGCTGGCAAACAAGCGCACGATGGAGGAAAACGCCGGGCTGCTGATGGGGATGAAATCAGCCTTCCAGCTCTCAAATGATAAGGTCGCACACATCGGCGACGTGCTGTCGATGACCATGAATAAAACGGCCGCTGATTTTGACGGGCTTAGCGACTCGCTGACCTACGTCGCCCCGGTAGCAAAAAACGCGGGCGTCAGCATCGAACAGGCGGCAGCAATGGTCGGCGCTCTGCACGATGCCAAAATCACAGGTTCAATGGCAGGTACAGGAAGCCGCGCCGTGCTGAGCAGGCTGCAGGCTCCTACCGGTGAATCATTCAAGGCTATCAAAGAGCTGGGAATTAAAACGGCTGACGGCAAAGGAAATACCCGCCCGATTTTCACCATCCTGAAAGAAATGCAGGCGAGCTTTGATCGTAACAAGCTGGGAACAGGCCAGCGCGCCGAGTACATGAAGACCATCTTCGGCGAGGAGGCCAGCTCATCGGCGGCCGTACTGATGACCGCCGCCTCAACTGGCAAGCTCGATCAGCTGACCGCCACGTTTAAAGCCTCTGATGGCAAAACCGCCGAGCTGGTCCAGGTCATGCAGGATAATCTCGGCGGCGACCTGAAAGAGCTGCAGTCTGCTTATGAGGCTATCGGCACCGACCTGTTTGATCAGAACGACGGCAGCCTGCGCACGCTTACCCAGGACACGGCGGCGCTGCTGCTCAAGGTGGATGGCTGGATTAAGGCTAACCCGGAGCTGGCTGGCGGTATCGCAAAAGTGGTAATGGGCGGGCTGATGTTAGCCGGGGCGCTGGGCGCAATCGGGCTGGTAGCCTGGCCGGTGATTGCGGGCGTTAATACCCTGATTGCCGGGGCGGGCTTCCTCGGTACGGCATTCAGCATCGCGGGCGGCGCGATTACGGCCGCTCTCGGCGCTATTACGCTGCCGGTTGTGGCCGTCGCAGCGGCAATCGTGGCCGGTGCACTACTGGTACGTAAATACTGGGAACCTATCAGCGCCTTTATCGCGGGCATGGCCGAAGGCTTCACCGCTGCGATGGGGCCGATCAGTGATTCCTTCGGTTCGCTGAAGCCGGTGTTTGAGTGGGTGGGCGGCAAGGTCAAAGAGCTTTGGGACTGGTTCGGCAAACTGCTGGAGCCGGTGAAATCCACGCAGACCGAACTCGCCGCCGCCGGAGACATGGGTAAGAAATTCGGCAACATGCTGGCCGAGGCGCTGAAAATTCCAGGTCACGCACTCGATCAGCTTATGGGCGGCATTGACTGGGTGCTGGATAAGCTCGGCATTATCGACACGAAATCCGATGGCCTGAAAGACAAGGTTCCGACGCCCGATGCGGTAGCAACCGGCGGCGCGGGCGCAGATACCGGCGGGCTGCAATACAACATCGCCTATGGTGGCGCGCCTTACCGCCCGGTTTCAGCTCCGTCAGCCGGGGGCGGATTCACCGACCGCAGCCAGAACACCTATCAGTATGAAATCAACATGCACGAGGGCATGACCAAAGACGACGCAATGGCTCTGATGGCGCAGCACCAGGCAAAAGAGCAGCGCAATCGTCAGGCGCAGAACCGCAGCAAAATGGGCTGGGAGGATTAACCGATGATGATGATTTACGGCATGATGCCGTTTATGCGGCAGACCCTGCCTTACGGGGATATGCAGCAGAATATCGACTACCGCTGGCCCACTAACAGCCGATTCGGGCAGCGTCCGTCGGCGCAGTTTATCGGGCCGGGCGATGAAAAAATCACGCTATCCGGAGAGCTGCGCCCGGAAATCACGGGCGGCTCGCTGTCGCTGATGACAATCCGCCTGATGGCCGACGAGGGGATGGCGTGGCCACTGATTGGCGGCAGCGGCATGATTTACGGCATGTACGTGATCGAGAGTATTTCTAACACCTTCAGTGAGTTCTACCCCAACGGCACGGCCAGCAAAATCATGTTTACGCTGAGCCTGAAGCGCGTTGATGAGTCATTGACGTCCATGTTTGGCGATCTGAAAAAGCAGGCTGACGGGCTTATCAGCGGCTCCGCCAGTGTGCCAGATCAGTTTACGTCAGCAATCGACGGCGTTAAGTCGGCGGCCGGTAGCCTGATTTCATCTGCAGGGGGGCTGCTCGGATGATCGGTATAAGCAGCTTGCCAGTGCAGGCCGGGGCGCGGCTGACGCCGGATTTCATGCTGAAGGTTAATTCTAATGACGTCACAACCAACATCAGGGATCGCCTTATCTCGATGACGCTGACCGATAACCGCGGCTTTGAAGCTGACCAGCTGGATATTGAGCTGGACGACGCCGACGGGCAGCTGGCGATGCCGGTACGCGGCGCAGTGATAACGCTGTTTCTCGGCTGGAAAGGACAGACGCTTTTCGGTAAAGGCAATTTCACCGTTGATGAGGTTGAGCACCACGGTGCGCCGGACACCATGACAATCCGCGCCCGCAGTGCTGATTTCCGTGGCTCGCTCAATTCACGCCGGGAGGTGTCCTATCACGACACTACCCTGGGAGAAGTCGTCACGCAGATAGCCGCTCGCAATAACTTAAAGCCCATGCTGGCTGATGGGTTCGCCGGAATTGCCGTGGCTCACATCGACCAGACGCAGGAGACTGACGCTAAATTTCTGACGCGGCTCGCCACGCTTTATGGCGCGGTTGCTGCAGTGAAGGCCGGGCGCCTTCTGTTTATAAAGCCCGGTAACGGCGTCACCGCCAGCGGCAAGCCAATCCCGCAGATGACGATCACACGGCAGGATGGCGACCGGCACAGCTTCAGCATTGCCGACCGTGGCGCATACACTGGCGTCTCGGCGAGCTGGCTGCATACGAAAGACCCTAAGCCCAAAAAAGTTAAGGTGAAGCGCAAGCCGAAAGAAAAGCACCTGCGCGCGCTGGAGCACCCGGCGGCTAAAAAGAAAAAGACGACCGCGACTAAAACGCCGGAGGCCAGCGAGGGGGATTATCTGGCTGGCACGGAAGACAACATATTCACGCTGACGACCGTGTATGCATCCAAAGCGGCAGCGATGCGGGCGGCTAAAGCAAAGTGGGATAAGCTGCAGCGCGGCGTCGCTGAGTTCTCGCTCACGCTTGCAATGGGGCGCGCCGACCTGTATCCGGAAACGCCGGTCAGGGTGAGCGGATTTAAATCAGTGATCGATGCGCAGCCGTGGATTATCAGCAAGGTCACACATAGCCTGAGCGGCAGTGGATATAAAACCACGCTTGAGTTTGAAGTGCTGCTTTCAGATATTGAATATCAGTCAGAAACAGAGGGTGAAACGGAAACGGCTTAATTCGGGTGTAATTTGCAAAACACGATTTGCATATTCAAACTAAGTGGCTCTACCCTGCCCTTTTTGAGGATATTAATG